ATGTAACTCATACTTTCATAACTCATAAACCTACCTCTTTCATCTCTCCATTGAAACCTTTTCTTTTTCATCCATTCATTAATACCCTCTGTTAAACCACCCTTTGGAAAATTACCACTACCATATTGAAATTGTGATAGTGATGCTTTTGTTTCTGGATATGTTGAGGTTTTTCCTTTTACACCTTTATCTACAAAAACACCATAATCTTCCATTAGAAAATCTAACAATAACAGATTTTGGCTTTTATCAAATGTGTAGCTTAAAGAATTATCTAAATCACCACCAGCTTTATTAGAACCATATTTATTTACATCATTTTTTAGGTTCTCTTTTGATGCATCTACAACATATTGTGCAAAGGATAATAATATTTCATCTACATTTTTAAATTCCATTAGCAAATGTATATGTCATTGTAAATTAGTATAGTCATTGTGGCACTCCAACCAGCGAGTTGATTTTCAAATCTATCATTAAATGGTGTTAAACTTGGGTTGCCATCTAGTTGGTACATATCTGTATGTAGTGAACCCATTCTTAAACGTTGTATAAGCCTATTTAAGACTGATAGCTGCGTGTTTAAAATATCTTGCTCATTATCATTGCCAGTAAATCTATCTGTTGTTACATCCTTTGATTGGTCTACAATATCACAAGCTAGTATGCTTATGTTAAACCTCAACACTTGTTCTTCTGCTGAAACATTGTTTACAATCAAATGTGCTAATGGAAATATGTCTTGCTTGTTTAGGTTTACTTTGCTTATATCACCAATAGATACAGTATTGTTATTTACATCTAATAAAAGCTGTTCTTCTATTGTTGAGGTTAATTGGTAATACCCTCTTACTCCTTGATTGCTCATTTGAAATTTTGTTTAATTCTTTTTGCTTCTACTTCTGCTTTGTCTTTCATAAAGGATAACATCATAAAACACTCGTGTACTCCTAGTTTAGTGATATTTTCATATCTTGTAATGTCTCCTTGAGCAAGTCCGTAAATTGAGTTATACCATCCCCATTTGGTTGTGAAGTTAGATACTGCGTCAAGGCTTGTGTTTGTTCCTTGTCCAAATAGTTCATCATAGTTTGTGACAAGTCTAGTCCTAAATTCCACAAAAAAAAAATTGATGACAATACTGCATCCATAGGCATATCTAACATTACTTCATCACCACCTACTTTGTATTCTTCTATTGTGTATTTGTCTTTTACCTTGTTTACTATTGGTCTATATAAAACTGCCATAGCTTTTTCTATGTTTTCCCAATCACCTATAAAGGTATCTAAGTCTATGTACTCACCTAAAGTTAAATCATCTAGTCTTGGGTGAAACCCATAGGTAATATTGTTTAGCTTAAAACTTCTAACTAGGTTAGGCTTCTGCTCAAACATTTCTGTAAGTGTGCTTACTATTAATTCACTATCATTAAACTTTAACCTCATTACATCATCTAGCTTTAACTTGCAGAAAATCTCAATAATCTTTGCATTTAAAAAACCCTCATCTTCTACACCTTTCTGTATTTTTAGAAAGTGCTTATACTGCCTTAAAGTAATTTCACTTAAATCATTTGGTACTGTAATATTGATATTCATACTTATATAACGTTTTTAAAATGGTTTTTTATACTAAGTAAATATAATAAAAAAAGGTACACCATTTCTGATGCACCTCTTAAACAAAACTCAACTTAACTAAATCATACTTGCTTCGTGACAAGTGCCACTACACACACCAGCTTTTTCTATTTCTGCACCACATTCTGTGCATTCATATTCTGGGTAATCTGGGGGGCTATACCAATCCATAATATTCTGTTTTTAATTTACCATTAAGGTAATGTTCTACAATTACACCAGTTGATAAAGGTACTACCTTATATGGTCTGATGCTTCTTTTAATTAGGAATTTATCTATTATCTTTTTCATATTTCTATTTCGTTAAAGCAAGTGTGTTCTAAACACTCACCACATAATTCATCACTTAAATAAGATGCTTCTGCACCACAACAATTACTATACATATGATTTTTCATTTGTTAGTTCATTGTATTCTTTGATGTATTCTTTTGCATCATCTAAAAAAGTTGGTGCAATATCTTTTAACACACCTCTGTCATCTTGCATATATCTAAAGTAGGTTTCTAACCTTATCTTAATAGCATATAGCTTTTTAAATTCTTCTAATGGTAAATTTACTGTTTCTGTCATATCTGTTTTGTTTTAATTAATATACTGCAATATACAAATAAATTAGTTATCAACAAAATTGTGCATAACATTTATTAATGTAAAGCATATTTACCAAAGTTTGGTCTGCTTAGAATTGAGTAAGTTGCATAACGACAAGGGTCAATGATATGGTTATTTTTATCTTCTGGAGTATTTATGAGCATACCACCTTTATCCTCTTTCCATTTGTAATTTCTAAACTCACTTATGGCATTTGTTGAGGTGGCTAGTATATGTATCTTGTACCTTTTAAGTAAGTCAATACCAGCATTCACACTATCCTTACCTTTTATGCTAGAAAATATATTGTTACCCATTGAACGTAGTTCTGATATTAGTCTAGGTTCAGCACTATCTGCATAAATTGGTTTGCTTGTTAAGTTTAATTCTTTAAGAAATTTGTTTATATCACTTGTAGTCATTTGGGTTCTATACAAATGTTCTTGTATATAAAGATTATGCCCTTGACTATAAACAGAAACAAAAGTACTCGGGTCATTCGTGTAACCAAAATCCATTCCGTATGCAATTAGTTCTGCTTCTTGTGGTATTTGGTTAACCTCAACATACTTAAATATAGTGCTTCTACTGGCTGCACGTTCACCTAACCCATATATCTGCCAATATTGTTCGTCTGTATCTCTAAGCCTCTCTATTTCATTTCTTATAGATGCTTCAATAAAAGGATTGTCTAAGTAGGTTGTTTTAAAAAATACACAATCATCTCTAGTAATTAGTTTGTCATATATCCAATGGTATTCATCTGATGGGTTAAAGTCTAATATTATTCTATCTTGTGTTCTAAATAGTAATTGCTGCATATCTTCATAGAACAACTCATTACCTTCATTGACAAATAGCAAATCTCTTTTCCTACCTCTAATTTTTTGGGGCTGGTCTAGTGATATAAATTCAACTAGGTTTCCAAACAAATTATATTCGGAGTTAGACTTATTATGGTATTGCTCGCTATAGCATTTATGGCTTTGTAATATGGACATAAAATCTCGCATAACTGTAGCCCTTAGACTTGGAAATGATTTACGGCATATTGTTATAATCTTATTATTGTTATTGGCACAATAGTTAAATATTATCCATAAAAGTATGTTGTAAGTTTTACCAGACCTCGTACCACCTTGTTCAACTACAATCTTTTTATCTGTATTAGCTAAATGCTTATAGACAATATTAGTCTGTATCTTCGGTTTTATCAATTATCTCTATTTGAAAGTTAGTTGGCATTCCATCTGCACCAGTTATTTCTTGACGTTCAATATAACCTCTTTTCTTACCTTTTGTCTTTAGGTAGAATATAGTTGCTGCTGTTGAGTTTTCAGATATTTGTTTGTGCAACTGGCTTTCTGCAAAGTCTAGTGCTACGTTTTCAATATCCCTTACCTCAATAGCAAATGCTTCATCTTCTTTAAGCCACTTATAGTAAGTGCTTCTAGGTATGTCTGCTTTCTTACAAGCTACTGTAACAACTCCTAAACTTTGTTCTAGTGCTTTTAATAGGCTTTCCTTTTTTATGTGTCTACTTTCGTTCATTTTATATTCCTTTAAATGCTTTCAATGGATAGAATATTAAACTATTTCTATATCCATCTTCTGCTGTTTTTATTATTGGTGTAACTCCGTGAATGTTTTTCCAAGCTGGGTAAACTAGCATTGAGTTATCTGCTTGTTCAAATGTAACATTATAGTCTGGTACATTTAAGCAACCACCATTAGAGTTGTTTCTTTTTGTGAGTATTACATTTACTGCACCAACTATATTGCCAGTATCTCTGTGATATGCTGCTGCTATATTAAAATTTGATATACTGCTAGTAAACATATTTCCAAACCGCCATTTCTTATCTACGTCTTTAAAGAGTTCTAACTGGGTTTTATATATTTCTGGTGTAAGTTGTTTGATTATTTTTTCTGCTTCAACAGAGGCACCCCACATAGCTTTAATAAATGTCTTTGATTTGTTTTCCCTATGTACAGATGATATTGTTGGGTATGGTCTACGCATATGTGGTTTTGGCGCTACACTCCCAAGAATAGTACTAAATTGCGTTACTAGGTTTTTTCCCTCTTTTTGTCTTTGCAGTTTATCTTTCTTTGTTCCTTGTGGACCTCTGCTCATTTCTTGCTTTGGTACATTGTCGCTTCTAAATTCTTTATTTGATATTGATATCAACTGGCTTAACTTGTTACTATACTTTGAAACATCATTAATATAAAACCCTACAACCTCACCATCTACTTCTAACAAACAATCTTCTTTTATATTTGGTTCATAGTATGGGCAATCTTTACCTATCTTAACATCGTGTTCTTGTTTGTGTAGTTTAATTGTTTTCATATTGTTGTATTAATTTTAAGCATTCGTTAGAGTTTGCAACTTCAATATCAAAGTTAATATTTTTTACTCTTGTCTTTATTGTTTTTAATTGCCTTTCGGTTTGATTAGAAC